ACATAATAAATATCCCCTGCTGCTTAACGGCAGTAGGGGCCTTTAACTAAGGCAACTTAGACCCTATAGAAAGGAATATCATGCTTAACAAAATAACATTATCTCTAGGTCTCTTGATGTTCTTCTCAGGCTGCACTATATGGCAGTCACGTACAGAAGTACTTAAAGAGTCCGAGAGAGAAACCATAACGAAGACTACAGAAGTCCAAGAGGTCCTCACTGAGAGCGGCATCCAGCTATTAACTAAAGAGATATACACAGAAGAGATCTCTAAGGAAGTAGCTACAGCTGAACAGAAGCGGTCTCATAGTTCCCCTGCAGTATCAGGTGGAATAACAAAGGCTCTAGGTTTCCTAGGAATACCCCCTGAGATTGTAGCAGCCGTCATGGCAGCAGTAACAGGTGCAGGAGCTATCAAAGGCTACGACACAGTACGTAACATGCCACCAAAGAAACCAAAGAATGAGGCCCAAGTATGACAAATGCAAGAATCACAGAGCTACAGGCTCTCAATAGGATCTTAGCTCAAGCAGGTGAGAACCCTGTGAATGGACTTGTAGACATCCCTAGGAACGCTACACGAGCCCATGAGACCCTCCAAGAAGTAATCATGGAGCTGCAAGCAGACACTCAGTTCTGGCATATGAACACAGAGCTTGAGAAGGAACTCATTCCAGATGCCCTCACAAGTAAGATACAGGTAGCTCAGAATGTAGTATCTATAAGCACACGCTTTCAGGAACATGAGTTAGCCCTACGTGGTGACTTTGTATATGATATGCGTAACTCAACCTACTTGTTTACCAACTCAATAACAGTCAAGATGAAGATACTCTTAGACTGGGATGAGCTGCCCGTACAACATAGAACTTACTTCCAGAAAGTAGCAGCCCGCAAGTATCAACAGCGGTTTATAGCTAACGAGAAGAAACATCAATTTGATTTAATAGAAGAACAACAAGCACGTAACTTAGCCATGGCTGTAGAGGTCACAGAGACTAAGAAGTCAATGCTTCACAGCCCATCACTACAACCATACGTCCGTAGAGTTTATTAGGAGATAATATGCCACTGATACCAGCAGAACCGCTATTGGGTGGTGTATCAAGACAGCCAGACCCTGTAAGGCTCCCCAGCCAAGTACAAGAGTCTATCAATATGCTTCCAGATGTATCATTAGGTTTAACTAAACGTGCATCTCAAGACTTGATTAAAGAAATATCATCAGGAATAACAGAAAACACCTTCACACAATACTTTGAGGATTCCGATGGTACTCCTTACTTTATGCGTATTGATGATATGACAGGTGGTGGTACTGATCCAGTTCGTATTTGGAACTTAGAGAGGGCTGATGAGACATTAGTCAAGACTCCTACAAGCAAGACGACTACAGATGCATACTTCGATGTTGCATCTCCTGTGTTAGCTAAGGATGCCTTCAGAACAGCCACAAGTGCTGATACAACTATCATTACAAACAACACACAAGCTATAAACAATGGTGCTATACTCCCTAACTTAGGAACGAGTATAATGTCTGCATTCTTTGTAAAGGTGGAACAAGCTGCCAGTAAGTACACAGTCACAGTAGAGTGGTCTAGTACAGCCCATCCAGCTGGGACTTCACAGCAAGTTACCTATACAAGTCCAGGGGCAGGATCCTCAAATCGTGGTCCTAATAACATTGCAGTAGGTATTGAAGCCTTGTTCGCAGCTGGTGCTTTAGGTGCTGACGCTGAAGTCACCTTAGACGTAGTTGAGGGTGTAATGCAAGTCGTACTTATAGTACCTAATATATTACACACACTACATTGTCGTGTTGATGTTGATCCTGTAGGTAATGATAAAGGTATTGTAGCTATAAACCGTGAAGTTGTTGAGTTCACAGACCTCCCTAACGTATGGGGCACCTTTGATTACCCTATAAAGGTAACAGGATCTGATGAGAATGACTTCATTGAGTACTATGTTGCGTTTACTGCCGAAGATCCGGGGGGCTTATACTTTAGGGATCTAGCTAAAGGTGTCTGGACAGAAACAGTATTAAGTACCCATAACTCTCCAGCCATAGTTGTATCAGGTGGTACGTTCCCTGTAAGACTTATCCTTGATAGATCTGACTTCACAGCAGCTAGAGGTTTTGCCTTCTTGCTCGAACAGTTTGAATCAAGTGGTACTATATGGGCCTCAAGAGCGTATGGTGATGTTGATTCAGCACCCTCAGCCCTTCCCGATGGCTCTAAGATAGCTGATGTCTTCTTCTATAAGAACCGCTTAGGGTTCCTTGCAGATGAGACCCTCGCACTCTCAGAGCTTAACGAACCTTTTAATCTATATCCCACAACAGTACTCGACGTACTCGACACAGACCCTATAGCTGTTCAGGCCGACTCAGCGGCAGTAAATGTATTAAAGCGTGCTATATCCTCAGACAATAGTCTCTTAGTATTCTCTAAAGACGCTCAATTTGAGTTATCATCGGCACCAACGCCAGACACAGCAACGCTTAACCATCTATCAGGCTACGAGTCAGATACAGATGTACTTCCAGTGACAACTGCAAGGTCTATCTTATTCTCATCCCCTGAGACTGATGTAAGTTCAAGGGTGATGGAATTTCAAAGGTTAGATGCCGACATATTTACAGCTAATGATGTAACACTTCACATACCTAGATATATAACAGGTCGTATTGCAGGGATGGTGGCTCATACAGCCTCACGTACTTCTCTGTTCTGGACAGGTGAGACTGACACAGGTCTCTTATATGTGAACAACACACTACACCAAGGAGCTGAGAAAGTTCAGAATGCTTGGCATAAGTGGAGTCTTAATTCATCAGGGCTTGACCTCAATCATATCATGGGTGCTCACTTCTTTGATGATAAGATATACGTAACTATAAGAAACACTTCAGATGACTCAGTGATTATAACTAAGATTGACAATAGCCCAGCATTACATGAACCAATGCTTAACTATAGATACCTCCTTGATTATCGCCAAGAGGATGCAGATCTAACGATAACTCCTTCAGGTCCGAACTATGAGTTTGATTATGATTATTGCTCACCTACAGCCTTCCCTCAGGTGGTTCGTCATGATCCAATTACAGGAGAGACTGAAGAGATCGATGTTATATCTGTGGTAGGTACTACAGTGACAACTGCAGAGGCTTCAAACTTCTCCGTAGGTATGGTCCCTGAGTACTCATGGAAACCCTCTAAGCCAGTCTTGAAGGATGAGAATGGTAAGGCTATACTTCATGTCATAAATAATCTACAGTTACAATCAGTATTTCTCTACCATGACAGGACACATCGTTATGAGTCTACTTTAACAAGCTTCGGTAGAGACAGCTCTACAGACTCAATGATAGCAACTGAAGGTAATACATCACTCTATAACGTGGTGGCAATTGAGACAGATGCCTATGAAACTAAGATAGGTGCTATATACCGTGACCTCGATCTAGAGTTCACTTCCAATAACATATATCCAGCGACATTTGTTAATATCGAATGGCACGTTGAAGCAGGATCACATAAAGGATAACTATGTACGAAGCACGAGGAGCCTCCCTTAAGGACGCTGAATATATTGCAGATAACTTAAGAGAGGCCGACCGTGCCGAGTTGAGTCTCGATAAGAAGGACTACAAGTCTGTTCTTATTGATGGCTTCAAGAGATCCAAGGACAACCATGTAGGCACATACAATGATATACCATACTTTATAGGTGGTGTCGTTCCCCATGAGGGACATGGTTTAGTGTGGGCAGTTGGTACAGATCAACTGAGAACCCATAAGGAGCACCTCATGGCAGGTGTACCAGAGATATTAGATGCATGGGAAGACAAGTATGGCATCTTAGAGAACCTCGTATGGCAAGGCAACCCTATGCATATACGATGGCTGAAGCATATGGGATTTACTATAGGTGATACAGTCAAACATAACAATACAACATATAACTATTTCCATAAAGGAGTCCCTAAATGTGCAACCCCACAGCAGGTCTAGCAGGTTTTCAGGTAGCTCAAGGTGTTACAGAATTTGGAGCAGCACGCAGCAATGCGAAGGTGCAAGGCATCCAACAAGCAGCAGCTTCAGAGTCCCTAATACAATCTACATTACAACAAGAAGCAGCCATTAAGGTTCAGACTCAGCAGTCACAAGAAGAGATAGCTAGAGCAATGATGGACATGAAGCGTGAATCCCGTAGGGTACGCGCAAGTAGTATCGTCCAGATGACTGAGAGTGGACAAGCAGGTCAATCAGCCAATCGTGTCTTAGATGACCTTCTACAACAAGAGGACCGTGCTCAGGTACGTTTAGACTCTCGTTCTCAATCAGTTAATGCTGCAGAGTTAGCAACCCTTCGTGGACTCAATGCTCAACACTTCAATCAAATGAATCAGATCAATCAACCCATAAACAAACCGAGTGCTCTTGGAGCCCTTATAGGTATCGGTGCTAATGTAGCTCAGACGGTAGTTATGTCTAACGCCATGAAAGCTAAGGTGTCAGGGCCAAAGGTAGGAGATACCACAACACAATCTCTAGGACCTGCAAGCTCAAAAGGCGCATTTGTTGACTCATTAGCTCCTAAAACAACACCAATAGGAACAGGTTCAGTGCTACGTAGGCCTCAATCATCCGTAGCACCAAGTAGCTTTTCTGACGCATTCCCCAACTTTCAACCACGAACAGACCTATAAGGAGACATCATGCCAACACCAAGGCTAAATGAAGGTGCTGATATTAAAGAAATCAGAGCACCTGTAGTTAGTACAGCGTTAACACAACGTAAGCAGCCTCAGTCTCACTTAGATAGATTAGCTAAGACTCTTAGGATAGTATCACCTAATGTAGAATCTATAGCTAAGCAAGGTATTCAAGATAAAGCAGTAGCTGAAGACACCCAAGCTCGTAACATTGCTAAGGATATAATAGCAACTGACGTACCTGAAGATCAGTCTGTAGAAGAAACTATGAGGATGTGGCAGCACGCTACAGACAAGAACCCAGCCTACATGGCTCTTAACCCTTACGCTCAAGGTAAGGCCCGTAGAGACATCGCTAGAGCATCTGCAAGAGCTTTAGAGCCTGCAGTACTTGATATGGTCAATGAGTTAAGCTCAGACATCTCAGGTGAGGAAGACTATAACAATATAGCAGCTAAGATCAGCCAGATACGCCAAGAGAAGCTAGATGCCTTAGGGATCGACGATCCTTCCGAGGTGGCTTCATTCAATGCTGAGTTCGATCAAATAGAACAGAATTTCACAGCACAATTCAATGGTAAGATAGCACAGCTTAAACGTGATGCAGCAATGGATCGCTATGGCTCTCAGATTGATGACGCTACAGAGCAGCTCAATCACCCAATGTTCGATGCGTTGATTCCTGATGCAGCTCAGAAGTGGGGTGACAGGTTCACTCTCGCTACAGAGTCACATTCAGTCAATGGCTTAATGCTCCGTAGTGCCCGTAATGGTGCAGCTAAAGATGCAGCTTATGATAGCCTTATACGCTTTCATAAAGCCAACGACAAGGGTCTAGAGCTTCTCGATGGTGGTGCTTTAAGTGCCGCTAAGCTATCACTTGATGATGGCGATGTGTTCTCCTTAGAGACAATCGATGGTGGTATATGGGCTAAGAAGCTTCGTGATGACATGATGGCTATTAGTGCCCAGAAGCAGTCTAGAGATGCCCGTGCAGGTAAAGAGATGAAGAACAACCTCTTAGCTGCTGCACGTCGTGACATGGATGCAGCTAATAGATTACCCCCAAGTAAGCGTATGGATGCTGTTGAGAATGTATATGAATTATATAATACAAAAGCCAATCGTGGTATAGCAGGAGAAGACTTATTTAGTCAGCTCACCTCTATGGAGAATACCTCCAATACTAAGATAAATGAACAAATCAATAATAGACATAAAGCAAATGTACGTTCCCCTAAATTCAACGGAACATGGAAAACACGTTTAGGTGATTCATTTAGCAACTTCGCTGAGTTTATGCCTGAGGCTGATAGAGATTTAGCTAAAGGTCTTATAACAGGTCCTGAACACTCTATCATAACAGAACGCTTTAACACCATTGATGGCTTCTCAGATTCAACCACATTAAACATGGCTGATCAGGTTGACGTATGGCTTGATGCTGCAGACCAAGGTGGTGACATTAGAGAGTCAAAAGCAATGGAAGACTTCAGAACTGCTGAACGTGTCTTTGCTGATGGTAAGAATGTAACAGATGGGCAGCGTGTTCGTAACAACCAAACACGTATGGATGCTGAAAAGATTATACAGACGTATAAAGAGAATCCTACAGGAATAGACCCTGAGACAGAAAAGCCAATGCGTGAAGCAATGCAATTACGTCTTAGCTCTTTACTAGACTCTCACTTCAATGCTCAATTCGGAACTAAAGCAGCTATCACTGAGGATGAGAAGAATAAGAAACTCTTAGAAGATGCTAAAGTTAAGGCAGCTGTTGAGGCTGATATATTAACACCTGACATATTAGAATCTTTACCTGATGGTCAACGCATGTTCGTTAAGTTAGAACGTTATAGTGTTGATCGTATGATTAAAGATTTCCCTAAGATGAATGAAGACGACATAGTGTGGACATCCAAACAGATACAGGACTACATTCGTAGCACTCCTGCTGAGATGTCACCACAGATGTTTGCTGATGCCGCTCCTAAGATTCAGGCTATTGCCCAAGTCTTACGCAACTACAACGAGCGTGCGTTATCACAAGATGAGTTACTTTTAAAAGAAGATATAGAACAGATTAAAATAACTGAGAAGAAGGCATTCAATCTCCTTACTCAGATAGCAGACACTGAAGGCCATATGGCCCTCTTCTCACAGATGTCAGGATTCGAAGAACCTAATGATATAGCTAAGGCCTTCTCAAGGTCTGCAACTATACGTAGGCCTCGTGACCCCGTACAGACTAAGAAGGGTGTTAATAGGCTCGTCTCGAAGGCTCAATATGAAGCTGCTACAACAGTAGCTGAGAATGTAGCCGTCCAGATGATGCAGGAAGATCCTATTAAATATGGTGATGCTGCAACTGAAATACGTGAAGCAACGATAGCTTTAAACACAGCGTTAACTGAAGTAGAAGCGTCTCAAGGTATAAATGACTGGGGTGGTACACTCTTTAATAGAGCACCTACAGAATTTCCCTTGGATGGACGTACAAACTACCTCGGCAAGGTCCTGCGATCAACAGGACAAATAAACAATGATGAATGGGTCTTATCACCAGATGGTAAGACTGTCCACTTATTAGGTAATCAAGTGAAAGCTTTGAGTAACCTGATGGGTGCTATAACAAAACCCGCCCTTAAATATCAAAAGGGTAGAATGGATAGACTAGGAAAGGTTACATCTGAAAATGCCAGACGACAAGAAGACAGACAAGCAGAAGCCTTCCGTAGTTCCAAACGACAAATCGGTGAAGTCCTTGGAGACGGAGGAACTGCAACAGCCAGTACAGACAGAGGAACTCCCACAGCCAGTGGAGACGCTGGATGAACAGCAGGAGAGGCAACTCAAGGAAAGTGAATTATGGGATAGGGCTATACAGCCTTCCCAAACATGGTTCAGAAAGATACCAAGTAGAACAGCATTGGAACAATCTCGTATAGAGCGTGCTGATGATGAGCTAAGTGTGAGTCCTGTAGATACTACAGGTTACTCACATAGGCCCTTCGTCTTAACTGATGCTCAGGAGTCAGCGATAGATCGTGCTGAGGCCTTCGAGAAACAACATGTAATGGGATGGCTTGATTTACCAGCTTCAGTTATCGTTGAAGCTGGCATCTCTATGGCCACCTTCTTACCTGACTTAATAACTCCTAATTGGGGTGACACAGTACAGACATCACCCGAAGGTGTTCGTTATTTCATAGATAAAGGTATTAACAATAGCAGTCTACGAAAAGATGTAGGCCACTGGTTAAACAACACAGCTATTATATCCTCAATGGTTCCATTTGACCTAGAGGGTGACCCCGATGGTTTCTGGAAAAGTTTAGTATTCCATGGTGGCAAGGTAGCTGCAGGATTTAAGATAACTAAAGTTATTGGAGCATTGACAAGAACAGGGAAAGCGACAGCAGGATTTAAGAGTGCTGAAGCTGCAGCTGCAATGTCAACAAGCATGGCTAAGTTTTCAACACCTAAGTATCTAAGCTTTGGGTTTCAAGAAGCTGTTATGGATGTGTTAGTCTCAGATAGAAATGCTGATGGTTCTATAACCTCACTCTTCAATCTTATGACTAACTCTAGTCATGATGAAGCTGAAGCCTATTCTATGTATTGGGCTTTGAATGAAGAAGAACGTGCGGGTGCTGCGGAGACTATAGCTGGTCATGTAGTACAGAATACAGCATTAAATGTAGGCTTAGCTGTAATAACTAAAGGCTTGATTCACATGCTTCCATTTGGTAAGTCTAAGTATAAGCCTAAGGATGAAACACAGATTCGTCAGCTTCTTGATAATTTACAGGAAGTTAAGCGTGATAAGTTCTTACCAGCAACAGCTAAGGTAATGGACCTATCTACTAATCGTGCGTCTAAAGCATTTAAAGAAGCTCGTGATGAATTAGATATTGTAACAGATGAAATAAATATTATACAACTGAAAATATCAGGTATAGCTCTACGTAACATGCGTAAGGCTCCTACTTCTCCAGATGAGAAGACATTAACAAGAGAACTGGCAGAAGCTACCATGCGTGGTGACGATGCTCAGAAGGCTGTTATACAAGCTAAGATCAAACAGAAGCACCTAGTTAATGGTGGAGCTAAGATCAAGGATGATGTAGCAGGTACAGGAAGCCCTCGTATAGATGCCCTTGTTGGTAATAAGACAGAAGGCATCTCCAGTGCTAGTCATGAAGCCCAGAAGCTTGCTGATAAAGTAGCAGCAACAGCTAAGAAGGGCCGTGATGAAACAGTAGAGAAACTTAAGCTTGCTCTTGCCAATGGTGAGGAGTTAGCTGAAGAGAATCTAATAAGAGAACTCATAAGCAGCCCTGCAGTTGCAATCACAGGTGATGATGTAATGGGAGCCTTCAGGAAAGAACTGAATGCCTTCGCTACAACAGCTCATGGCTTTGCTACTACAGGTGGAAAGAAGATCCTAGAGTCCCTTAAGAAGGATCATGGCTTTACTGATGCAGAGGTTAAAAACTTTGTGCAATCAGCATCAACTAAAGATGAAGCTATTCATATGGCCTTCATCATACGTGAGAAAGCTAAAGTAGCTACTCGTGAGATGATGGAGAATGTTAATAAAGCATTGAAGTCTGAAGATGAGATAGATATATTCTTAGGACTCCATAGCTATAATAAAGCTGCTGGCGTCTCTCAGATGGCTAGAAGCCTAGCAAGTACTGATGGAGCTGCATTACAGGCTCACAGGTGGCATCTTGAAGCTGGTGAACTGATCAGCATGAAGATAGCTGGTATTAAAGCTAAGATGAACAAATCTATATCAACTCCTATAGACAATCCCTTGTTGAAGGCTACTAGCGAAGCGGGTGATCTTACTCAAGCTTTATCTAAAGGTGTCGATGCTAATAGTATTCGTGATGAAGTTATAGCAGCCATGGGTGGAACTAGAGGTGTCGCTGATGCCAAGAAACTCCTAACAGAAGTCCGTAAGCTTGCCCGTGAGGGTAAAGATAATGGTGTCATGAATGCCCTACGTGGTAAGCACGATGCTGGATGGGGCTTTAAGGCACAACAAGCAGTAGTAGGTTATGTGATGAATAACATATTATCGTCTCCTACAACTACCGCTAAGGTGGCTGCAGGTGGTATAGTACAATCTGTATTGATACCAGCAACACGTACCGCAGGTGCAGCAGTGTATCGAGCAGTAGACTATGCTAAGTTGAAGATGGGTAAAGTAACACAAGCACAGCACGATGAACTTATCGAGAACTTTGAAGATGTCTTATCTGAATCATGGAACCTCTTTACGGGAATCCCTGAGGCAGCTGGAGCAGGTCTT